AAAATTGCCATCAAAGATGTATCCACCGCACCTGTACACAATCCTCCCTTGCCTTTATATCGCAAAACACCATCTTTAATAGACTGTGCAGAGCGACAGCTCGGTTTACAGCAGTGTTTGAGGAGAAGAAGCAATATTTTGCGATCAGAGTCCGTCAAGAGTAACATATTCTCATAAATACCGTGCAACCAACGCATAGTATCCACAGTAACATGGCAGTCAAAACGACTAAGATCGAGCAAAATAGCTTTTGGTCGAACGAAAGAATGAAAAGTCCGGGCTATAACATCACCTTGTTGGTCAGCATTGAGGCCCTTAAACACACATGGCATTCTCGGGCGTCCCCATTTCTCACAATAATCTCCATAAATACGGTTCAAATTTTCGTAGACGGCACGTTCTATTGGGACAATAAAACGCATAAAAACGAGATTAAAACGCGGTGTGAATGGAGAAATTATACGCGGATCTTTTGTGGTCGATATTTCGACGGGATCTATGTGACGCGCTAAATTAGTAAGATTACTTGGAAGATGAGTTGCTGATTTGGGCTCTGGTTCACAATCCTCGTCAGTGACCAGATGTTTCTCCTCCTTAACGAAAACACTAACAGTGCAGTCATGTTTGAAGTGGAACATTGGCCATCGCAAGAGACTATCGTAAGCTGGTTTATACACAGCTCTCAATTTATCTCGAGGTGCATGGAGGAGAGATTGTTCGAGAGTAATGGGAGTTACCCGGAATGGGAGATTGGAGAGAAAAAGACGTGAGAGCCAACGCATACTCCGAATGGCCTTGCTGTTGGGTCCCGGAGGATCTTCCCATTTAAATGGTTTAGAGAGCAACACGCGAGTAATAACACCGCGTAATAGATTATCATATGTATTAGCAGTGAATATTATTGACCTCTCTACCCCTATATCCAAATGGAAGACCCTCGTCCGGATGTTTGCCGTATTTATTAATCTGCGCGCCCAAAGCCCATCCGGAGGCTCGGGTATTTCCCCACTTAGCCAGATAGTGGGGCGGCAAGCGCGCAAGAGGAGCTATTCGGAACTCTCGGACCGTGACATTTCCAAGAAATGGTCGCGTAATCCCTGGAGAGAGAGAACATGGGTTAGCTCCTCTAGTGTAGGATCTGCCCAGGGGCCAAAATCGAACCAACAACGGAGTGTTTCTTGATCATCGACTGACAGCCATGAAAAATCTCTTTCAATCATTCTCTTAGCCATCAATCGAGCGAAAGTCACGTCCGCGCGAGATAGATTATGAATCTGGATACCCGTTTTACCCAGAATATAG